AATGATGAATATTTACCAAAGGAGAAAAGATGAAAACTCTCATTATCAAACTAAATGTATGGCTATACCGTACATCATTACGGTGGTTTTAAATGAAAGAGCTTAAAGCGTTAGAGGTTTTAACGGATTGGATAAATGGCAATTATCCTTCAAAAAAAGAAATAGAGGAAGCCATAGCCGAACTCGAAGCACTAAAAATACCTAAAACGTGTCCATATTGCAATAAGCCTTTACTAAAAGTTAGAAACGGTGTATAATACATAAATTTTTAACTTAGGATTTAACATGGGAAAGTTTAAACATGGGTATTATGGTACAAGATTGTATAAATCTTGGGAGGCTATGAAATCAAGATGCTATAGAAAAAGCTATAGATATTTCCATAGATATGGTGGAAGAGGTATTGTTGTTTGCGATGAGTGGAAAAACAATGCAGTTGCTTTTATTGAATGGTCACTTAAAAATGGGTATTCAGATCAACTAACATTAGACCGCATCAATAATGATGGAAATTACGAACCATCCAACTGCCGATGGGTGACGAGACAGGAAAACAACCTAAATAGGGCTCTTCCTAAAAACAATAAATCAGGGTACAGAGGAATCAGTTGGAATAATACGGAAAAATGTTGGAAGGCTTGCCTACAGTATAATAATAAATTGCACAATATAGGCAATTTTAAAAATATAAATGATGCGGTTTGTGCATATAATGAATATGTAACTAAAAATAATTTACCACATCAACTATCATACTACGAACCAAAGGAAACACAATGCTAAACGAAATAACAAAACGTCGCATCCTTGATGATCGGTTTGCTTTTGATAAAGACGAACTCGTAACAGTAAACGCATTAGATTTGTGCGATGAGCTAATCGAACACGATCAACTAAAGCGGAACTATAATAAGCTATTAAGAGCCTATGAGTGTTTGGAAATCAAACTACAATTAAAAGAGTGTAGCGAAACACGGCTAAGACACATTAACCTAAAGGTATAGCTATGAAAGAGTTTATCTTCGGTGTAGCAGTAATGCTATTTATCATTTGGACTATTTGGTCTGAGATTATGTAAGGGGGAGTTATGACACGGAAAGAAGCAAAAAATTTCGTAAAAAACCATCTAATCACTTCATTGGGAGAATTAGCCCATGGCTATGTTTGCTACCAATCAACGGCAGAACTTATGATAGATTTGTTAGCTGATGAAATCCAAAAACTCCAAGAAGAAAACGAGCATTTAAAAAATATGCTCCAAGCTTATACAAAGGAAAAATGATGTACTACATGCGTATTCAAATACCAAAGGGCAAAGATATTGAATACTCATCATCATTGGGTATGTGTGTTAAATATCTCGCTGAGTATCTAATAAGCAATGGAGCCTATAGCGGGCATTTTATTTTAAAAATAAAAGGATAAATTGTGAATAGAAAATATAAACATATTCATTTAGATTTAAAAGAAATACCAATTAAAATAGAAGAAGCAACGCATGGAGAAAAAACAATGAACAGCGATAAAAAACGAATACGCAATTTGCGAATTTTGGTCGGAGTGTTGATCGCTTTTATAGCGTTAGACTTCATGGCATCATACCAAATCTATGAAGATAAAGTAGCACTACAAGATGAGCTAAACTGCACTAAGCAACAAGTGACTATCTACAAAGCTATGGCTATTGATGCACAAAGCAAGATGGAAGATTACAAACAAGCAAATGAAGCACTGCTAAAATACGCAGAGCCTAAAAGCGTGGTAAAAGCTATCAAGCATACACCGCTACCACGACTAAAAGGATGCTGAATGACCGCACAAATCATCAAAGAAGGACAAAAGTATCTCGTTTACCACAATGGCGAACTAATAGCAGAGAGGTACCACTACTTCTCAGCTAATATGGAGCTATTAAAAGCATTAAAGGAAAAATAATGGAAGAAACATACACGTTTAGTCGTGCGCTTCACATGATGCGATATGGAGGGAAGAAGATGGGCAGAGCAAGAGATAACACGCAAGAATATTTTTGTGTTGAAAAAGAAAATCTATTACGTGCCATCAAGGTAAACGGCAAATGGACAAATCCAACTCCAACAAACGGAGTTCCATCTTGGATGATTATGGGTTCATGGGTAGAGGTAAAAGAATGAGCTTCACACTTGAAGAAATCTACGGTATAACCCGTAAGCAGTTCTGTGAAAGAACGGGAACAACACTAGAAGAAATGGTAGTACGACTACAAAAAGAGATAGCCATGCTAGAAGTAAATCTAGCTGTGCTACGTGTAGAGTATCGAAGCGGTGGAGCGATCACTGACGATGAACAACGATACAGAGCAAGTCTACTGCACACTATTGAGCAGAAGATCAAGCGAAAGACTGACAAAGTCAAAGACATTAAAGAACAGTTATGAGTAAAACAAACCGTGAACTAAAAGAAGAATGGAAAGACTGTGACCTAACAGACGACCCAACACATGAAGCGTTTTCAATCAAGCCAAATGGTATTGAAGTACAAAGCTATCAAGTAGGTGGAACACACTACACAAAGCATAAGATACAGCCGTGGGATATAATCGACGCATATGGTCTAAACTTCTACGAGGGTAATGCACTCAAATACTTGTTACGTCGCAAGGGTAACCGACTTGAAGATTTACAGAAAGCAAAACACTATATTGAAAAGTTGATTGATGATGAGACAAAAGCTAACACACGGTGAGAAGTTCTACTATCTCAAAACAAACCTAAACCTCAAAGAGGATACTACAACCATACTAAGGAGATTTGATTGTCTTCCTAGACGTATGGGCAAGTCACAAGCAGTTGAATATTACGGTGCAAAACTCCGTCAATATTTCGGAACGGAAGTAAAGCCAAGAGATTTCAGAAGCGTAGATGATTACTACGGTTACTACGAAGCTCAAAGGCTTTTAAGGTCAATGAGAGCGCAAAAACGCTATAATATAAAACACTAAAAGGAGAAAAGATGCTTTTCAAATACGAAAAAAGTTTAGAGAATGGTGAGGCTGAATATAGCCTTGAATTTAACATTACGTGGCAAGGCTATGTAGCTATTTGTTTGGTATTAGTTGCTGTTTACTCAGATAAAATAATTTCGTTTATTGGTGGTATGTAATGAGTCTTGCAAAAGTCACTGGATTATTTAGATTAACACGGGATGCAGAGTTGCGATATAGCGGTAGTGGAAGCGCAGTATTGAAGTTAGGTTTAGCTTGTAGTGAGAAGTTCGGAGATAAAGAAACTCAGCTATTCATCGATGCAACAGCATTCGGCAAACCTGCTGAGATCATCAACCAATATGCAGGTACAAAAGGTACTCAAATCTTTTTGACAGGGAAACTGCAAACAGAGTCATGGGAAAAAGACGGACAAAGACAGTCTAAAACCACTATGGTCATTGATGGCTTTGACTTTGTATCGAATGGCAAGCAAGAGCGTAAAGCACCTGAAGTAGTTTATGAGAAGAAATAACAAAGCAATCTGCATGAGATTGACATCATCTCTGATGTAATCCCGTTTTGATGGTTAAGTGATGAGAAAATAAGGTTTTTAAAAAGACTTGCAAAGTCCTAAATATTGGGGCTTATTCGGCTTTTTAATTTGTACATGAATAATACACAAAAAAGGAAATAAAATGAAAGTTTATATGCTATTGGAATGGTACCCTAAAGAGTTCTTACAAGAGGTTTACAAAGATGGTGAGTTATCAAATACATACTCAGTAGTAGGGTTGTTTTCAAAAAAGAAGTTTGCTAAAGATGCAAAAAAGAAAGTAAACAAAGATCAAACGGTACAAGGTTCATACTGCACTATCGAAAAAGTTGCTATTGATGAATTTGCGACACATAGCAATTCATTCAGCTATAATAATTCACTTGGGTGCATCATCACTGGATGAGAACAAAGAAATGTAAAAACTCAGAGTGTGGAAAACAGTTCACACCTGAGAGAAACTTTCAAGTATGCTGTGGCTACTCATGCGCCATAGCATACGCACGACAACAGCAAGATAAAAAGCAAAAGAAAGAGCGCAGAGCAACTCTGAAAGCATTTAACGACAGCGACAAGAACATCCTAAAGAGAAAAGCTATCCAAGTGTTTAACGCTTACATACGCAAACGAGACGAGAAGCTACCATGTGTTAGTTGTGGGCATACTTTAACTTATGACCCCGTAACAGACACCAACGTATCAAGACAATGGCACGCAGGTCACTATAGACCCGCAGGAAATGTAGCAAGATTGAGATTTGATGAGCGAAACGTACATAAGCAATGCTCAATATGCAATAACTATCTAAGTGGAAATCTTGTGGACTACCGTAAAGAGTTGATAAACCGTATAGGATTAGATCAATTGGAAGAACTGGAAGCTACCAACGAGCCAAAGCAATACACCATAGAGGACTATACAGAGATTATCCGTACATATAAAGCTAAGATTAAAGAGCTTTAGATATAATATAACTTGCATAAACATTGGCGATCACTCAGTTTGGCGAATGGGTGATTTTTATTTTGACTAACTCTCATAAGAGAGCGTCAGAGCTTTTAATGAAGCACATATAGATAGGATTAAATTCGCTCGTATGTGTTTCACAAAACGCTTGTTTAACTCGAAGATTTTCCATTCGTAACTTATCCTGAGTTCACTACCTATGCTGAGACGTTGGCATAGGTCATTTAATACGATGCGTATGATGATTGGATTTTCAGCATGATACACCGACTATCGGCATGACTCATGTTCTCGGTAGGGTTCAAGTCCCCCACGCATCACAAACCTTAGTATGAATAAGGCACAGACTTTACGGTCTCATCAACCATCCTTTGACTGTGCCTCATTGATACTATTGTAAACTACAACTCTACTGCCTAAATATTAATCACTTCTTAGTTTAATTATTGTATAATTCAAACAAAAAGGAGTACACATGAAACGAGTAAACGCTCTCCGAAATATGCCTAAAGGCTTAACAGAAAAACAAGATAAAGCCTACGATAAAAAAGCAGGCATCAAAGAGGACTCCAAAGCAGACAAAGCTATGGATAAAAAGTACAAGGTGAAGAAGTAATCACGCTATGAGTAAGCTAACGCCTAAACAAGAACGCTTCTGTCTTGAATACATCAAGGATGGAAACGCCTCACGAGCTTACAGAGAAGCATACGACGCAGAGAACATGAGCGATAAGGTAGTTAATAACAAAGCCTCATTACTACTAAAACACGGTGAGATTGGGGTTAGGTTAGAAGAACTACGCAAAGAGACTTCTAAAGATACAATAATGAGCGTAGAAGATCGCAAGGAATGGCTAACTAAACTAATTTATCACCAAGACACAGATAATAATCGTGTGTTTATGGGAGATAGACTTAAAGCATTGGACATTCTCAACAAGATGGAAGCTCAATACATTGTCAAAACACAAACAGAACTAAGCGGTGATTTAAACGTAACCGCTAAAGTAATCAAACTTCCAAGCAGAAAAGATGGATGAAGAAGTAATTTGGGAGCCGACAGCTCGACAAGTCATAGCACTTGAAAGCACATCGTTTGAAACGCTTTACGGCGGCGCTCGTGGTGGTGGAAAGACTGACTGTGGTTTAGCATGGCTTCTTTACGATATGGAGAACCCACAGCTAAGAGCATTGGTATTACGTCGTAATGCAGTAGACTTAGGTGACTGGATAGATCGTGCTAAGAAGTTCTTTGCTAAAGTAGGAGCTAAAGCAAAAGGTAATCCAGTCGAGTTCGTTTTCCCAAGTGGATACACTATTGTTACTGGTCACCTCAAAGATGAGAACGCATACGAAAAATACCAAGGGCATGAGTACCAACGTATTCTTATCGAGGAGCTTACACACATTCCATCGGAAAAGCTGTACAACTCACTCATATCTTCGTGTCGTTCAACTATCGGTGTTAAAGCTATGGTATTCTGTACAACCAATCCAGGGAACGCAGGTCACACATGGGTAAAGAAACGCTTTGTAGACCCTGCACCTGCACAAGAGGAGTTTGTTAATCCACGCACAGGACGTACATGTCGCTTTGTTCCTGCAACAGTAGAGGACAATCCTCACTTGATGGAAAAAGACCCTGACTACGTTAAGTATCTTGACTCATTGCCTGAGACGCAGCGTAAGCAATGGCGGTTCGGTTCATGGGATGATGTAGAGATCGAGGGAGCTTACTACGCCAAGCTCATGACTAAAGAACGCATTACAAGCGTTCCAGTAGAGACAAGCCTACAAGTAAACACCTATTGGGACTTAGGAATAGGTGACAGCACAGCTATTTGGTTCGTACAGAAGTACGGGCGTGAATATCGAATAATCCACTACTATGAGCACAATGGTGAAGGACTACCGCATTATATTAACTATCTGCATGAGTTTCGCAATAAACATGGCTTTGTATATGGCAAACATTTCGCACCGCACGACATACAAGTACGAGAACTCACGACAGGTAAGAGCCGATTGGAAACGGCACGATCACTCGGCATTAACTTTGAGATAGCACCTAATATGGGAGTAGATGACGGTATCGAAGCTGTACGACACGTAATACCTAAGTGTTACTTCGATGCAGAACGATGTGAACAAGGTATCGAAGCACTACGCAACTACCGAAAGGAGTTCGATGATAAGAAGCAAGTGTGGAAGTCATATCCATTACATGACTGGACTTCACACGGTGCTGATGCTTTTAGGTACTTCGCCTTAGCGTGTGAACGTGAGGAGCCGAAGCTAAATCTTAACCTCCAATCTCAATCAGGTTGGATGGGATAATAAGGAGGAATAAATGGCAGTAGAACGATTTACGGGCGATGACCCTATTCAAACAAGAGAGGGCAACACGGAAGAAGATATACTCCGTGAAGCAAGAGATAGAGCAAGACACGGACAAGATGCGTGGTCATTCAACTACGATGAAGCTAAACACGATGTGACTTTCCTATCAGGTACACAATGGCCTGACAAAGAACGTCAGACTCGTGAGGTAGAAGGACGACCCGCATTAACGCTTAATCAGTTACCGAAGTTCTTAGATCAAATCTTAGGTGACCAACGGCAGAATCGTCCATCTATCAAGATACATCCAGTCGATGAAATGGCTTCTAAGAAAGTAGCCTCAATGAGTGGTAAAGAGTATTCACTCGCTGAGACATACGAAGGGCTTATCCGCAACATCGAGTACACTTGTGGAGCTGAGAGCGCATACGACACAGCTTTCCAACACGCAGTAGAGTCAGGCTTTGGTTGGTTACGTGTCCTCACAGACTACTCAGACCTTGACGTATTCGACCAAGACATCAAGATCAAAGCAATCCGTGACCGCTTCTCTGTACTCATTGACCCACGCTCACAAGAGGTAGACGGCTCAGATATGAACTGGGCATTTATCACAGAGGTAATGAGTAAGAAAGAGTTCAACAAGCGCTATCCTGATGCTGTAATTGGTGAACTTACTGGTGATAACAACTGGTGGCTATCAGAAGAAAGCGTACGTGTAGCTGAATACTTTACCCGTGAACCAATCACACGCACACTCTTGATGCTGAGTGACGGGCGCACAGTCTACAAAGACGAAGTGAAAGACGTACTCGATGAACTGCAAGCTAAAGGTATCACTATCAAACGTGAGCGCAAAGTTAAGACGTACAAAGTGCAATGGCGCAAAGTCACAGCATGGGAAACATTAGAAGGACCTATTGATTGGGCAGGTTCAACCATTCCTATCATTCCAGTATGGGGTAAAGATATCATTGTAAACGGTCAGCCTATCTATCGTGGACTTATCAGACACGCCAAAGATGCACAGCGTATGCACAACTACTGGATGACTACGGTTACAGAGCGTATCGCACTTGCACCTAAAGCTCCTTGGGTTGGGCCTGCATCAGCATTTGAGGGATACGAGAACTTTTGGAATGAGGCAAACCGTAAGAACCTTGCTTATCTTCCATACAATGATAGAGCACAGCAAGCTCCAGTACGTACTCAAAACGCTCCAATGCCTACCGCAGAGCTACAAATGGCTATGCAAGGTATTGATGAAATAAAGAACACAGTCGGAATGTTTGATGCTTCACTCGGACAACACAGCAACGAAACAAGCGGTAGAGCTATTCTTGCTCGACAGAAAGAAGGTGATACAGGTACATTCGCATTCGTAGATAACCTTACACGTGCTATCAGACGTTGTGGCAAGATCGTCATCGAGCTTATCCCACAAATCTATGACTCAGAGCGTATGATTAGAATGCGCTTCCCTGACGGCTCAGGTGATAATGTCACAATCAATCAGACAATCATCGATATGCAAACTGGCGATGAGGTTCTAGTACATGATATCAGCGTAGGTAAATATGACGTAGTTGTTACTACTGGCCCAAGCTATAACACTCAACGTATGGAAGCAGCAGACTCACTAATGCAGTTCGTACAAGCTGTACCACAAGCAGGACAAGTCGCAGCAGACCTTATCGCTCAATCTATGGACTGGCCTATGGCTGATGAGTTGGCAGTGCGTCTCAAAAAGATATTACCGCCTAATATGCTTGACCCTAAAGAGATGGAAGAAAGCGGTATCACTCCGCCACCACCTCCACCGCCTGACCCTAAAGTACAACAGCTTCAAATGCAAATGCAAATCTCTCAACAAGAGGCACAAGCTAATATGCAGATTGAGCAGTTGAAACTAGAGCAGGAGAAGATCAAGACACAAGCACTCTTAGCTAAATCGCAAACCGATATGCAAACACAGCAGGCTAAAGCTATGGGTCAAGCACAAGGCGGTTTAGATATGAACCAAATCGAAGAAGCGGTGCGACACTTCGTTGCACAAGCTATCGCAGAGTACCAATCACAAGGTGCTTAAAAATTATACAATTTACGGTATAATTCTTGTACATCAGTAGCCAAACTGATTACAAACTTTCGCAAGGAGTATTTGCGCTATGGCAGAAAACGATAACTTTTCAGTGTACACAGAGGAGCCACTCGAATTAGTCGAGGCTACAACCGAAGCCGACGAGTCTACCGAAGAAGTAGAGGGAAGTACAACCGAAGCAGACGAGGAGACTCAAAAACCATCTGATGAAACGGCTACATCAGAGGAGAAGCCCGAAGCCAAAGAAGGGCATAGTCGCTTTCAAAAGCGCATTGATAAGATCACGAAACAACGTGAAGATGCTTATCGTGAAGCAGAGGAGCTTCGCAGAGAGCTAGAGTTTTATAAAGCTCAAAGCTCAAAGCCTAAACCTCAAACCAAGTTAGACCCTCTTGACTTTGACTCGTATGATGACTACATGGAAGCCGTCAACGCACAAACCAATGATGTCAAAGAGGTAAAGACTGAACCTAAGCAGAAAGAGACTGACCCAAACTCAGGTTTGTACCGCAGACTCGATGATGCTTTTGAAGATGCACGGGATAAGTACGAGGACTTCGATGAGGTAACACGTGACCCATCAGTACCTTTTACAATGCCTATGCTGGAAGTTATTGCAGAGTTGGATAACGGCGGTGAAGTCGCTTACTACCTTGCAACTAACAAAGACGAAGTGAAGAAGCTCCAAGGCTTATCAGCATATCGTCAAGCAATCGAGATAGGTAAGCTATCGGACAAGTTGGCTAATCCGCCTAAAGCAGAGAAGAAAACTACCAAAGCTCCTGAACCGATTGAGCCAGTAACGCCTAAAGGTGATGTGGTCGGCAAAGACCCGTCTAAAATGTCTTATAGCGAATATGAGGCATACATGAATAACCAAAACCGAAACAAAAAAGGTTTTTGGTAATTAAACAGGAGGACTTAAATGTCAGTTCAAGGTATTAACAATAGACTCTTAACAGATGACATCATCATCAAAGAGGCACTACGTCTTTTGAAAAACAACTTGGTTGCGGCTCCGCTTGTCTATCGTGACTTAGAGAAACGCTTTGGTAAAGTCGGGGATACTATCTCTTTGAAAAAACCTTTCCGTACTAAAACTGCAAGTGGTCGTACTTTGGTTAAACAACCTATGATCGATCAAACTGTGCCGTTTCAAATCAACAATCACGAGCACTTCGGTCTTGAAGTAACTCAACGTGACCGCACTTTGTCGCTTCAACAATTCTCTGAGCGTTACTTGAAATCAGGTATCACACAACTTGCGAATAAGATCGACAAATCTATCTTTGACGTTATGGCTACTAAAGGTTTCTTCCAGTCAGGAACTCCTGGTACTGCAATCGGTACTAAGTCTTTCTTGCTTGCAGGTGCTTATATGGGTAACGTGTCTGTACCTGATGATGGTATGCGCCGTGGTGTATTGAACCTTCTTGATGGTGCGGAAATCTCTGACGCTACTAGTAAAGTGTTCAATGAGCAAATGGTTAAAGACTCTATCCAAAAAGGTTACATGGGGCCGTTGGCAGGATTTGAAATGTTCCAATCTCAAAACCTCAGCACTTATGCACCGTCAGCAGGATGGGAAGGTACAGTTCTCGTTCAAGGTGCTAACCAAACTGGAAGCACTATCATCCTTGATGGTTTCACTACCGCAGGCGTGACACTCAAAAAAGGTGACATGTTCACCATCGCAGGTGTTTACGAGATCAACCCACAAAGCTATGCGTCTACTGGTCGCTTGCAAACTTTCGTTGTTACTGCTGATGCTACTACTGTAGCAGGTACACCGAACTACGCTTCTGTATCAATCAGTCCATCTATCAATGACGGAACATTGACTACTACCGATAGCGCAGGTACATCGTTGTCTCTTGCAGCATACCAAAACGTAAGCAACAAACCTGCGGATAATGCAGCTATTACGTTGATCGGTACAGCAGGTAGCACATACCGCCAAAACTTCCTTTTCCACCGTGATGCTGTTGCTCTTGCAATGGTAGACCTTGAATTGCCAAGTTCTGCGGTAGTTAAATCACGTGTACGTGATGAGGACAGCGGGTTGTCATTGTCTATGACTGGTGCGTATGACATCAACAACCACAGTGAGATTACTCGTATCGACGCCGTATGGGGAACCGATATGATCTATCCTGAATTGATGCACCGCCTAGTATCGGCGTAATCCTTGGGAGCTTCGGCTCCCTCTCTTATATGCTATCCGTAGCCTATAACAGATAAGGAGATTACATGAATTTCGGTAAAGCAATAGAGTTATTAAAGTCAGGTAGTAAAGTTGCCCGTAGCGGTTGGAACGGCAAAGGAATGTATTTGTCATACAAAGCAGGATACCCTAATGGAGTTCCCGCTAATGAAGCTCACGCTAAAGCTCATGATTGCCAAGTAGGAGACATTATTAAATATGCTCCATACATTGAAATGAAAACAGCCGACAATATGTTTGTTCCTTGGCTTTCATCTCAAACGGATGTGCTTGCTGAGGATTGGGAGCTAGTGAAATGATTTGGCTTTACCACAAAGAACACGGCGCACAGTTGTTCACCGAAGAAGAAGCGGTAGGACTTGAAAGTAAAGGGTGGGCAGACACTCCTGATAAATTGGATACTGTTCAAACTTTAGACAGAGAACTGCTGAAAAAAGAGGCAGATGAATTAGGTATCGAGTATCCAAGTAACGTAAAGACAGACAGACTAGCAAAGCTAATCGCAGAAGCAAAAGGGGAATAACATGACAGCAAAGCAGATCATCGAGGGAGCATTACGGACTATCGGTGTTTTGGCAAACGGTGAAGAAGGGCAACCATCAGAACTACAAGACGGCTTAGAAGCTCTTAACGGTCTGCTTGCTTCATGGAATAATGACAGCTTGCTTATTCCTAACCTGACTCAAAAGATATTCACACTCGGAGATAAAGCAACGTATACCTATGGTATCGGTGGAGACTTCGATGATGTACGACCTATCAACGTAGAGTTCGCACAGTTCCTTGACGTAGCAGGATATTACTATACGTGTGAGCTGTACGGTATGCGACAATATGCGGTAAGTGTGCGTCCAGTTACCATCCGTCCTACTGGTATGTATTTTGAAGCATCATACCCGTTAGCGCAAATCCACTTCCCTACAAGTCCGTTCCCATCTGACAAGCTAGTGCTTCAAGTGTTAGAGCCACTATCATACGTTGCTGATATCCACGATGACCTCATTATCCCTGATGGATATGAGCGTACACTAAAGCTGAACCTTGCAGTAGAATTAGCGGCAGAGTTCGCAGGTACACTACGTCCTGAGACTGTACAGCTTGCCGAAGATGCTAAACGGCAGTTGAAGATCAAGAACACACGGGTTAATACTCTCACGTTTGACTTCAATACTACGAGAGGCGTTTATAATATCGTACAAGGGCCTGTCAAATGAGACTGCCTATTAAGTTCGCTGATAACTCAGTTGCTACACGCAGTAAGAAGTCTACACTTGAAACTCTTATCAATATGTACCCTGAGAAAGCTCCTGACGGCGCAGTAAACCAAGTGACACTGTATCAGTGCTCAGGGCTTACACCGTTTGCCACAATGGGAGCAGAGCCTATCTTAGCACTCCATGAGATGAACGGCGTGCTATACTCTATCACTAAGCATGACATTTCAAGAGTGAACGAGGACGGCACTACGCTATCAGTCGGTACATTCTTAGCTGATGGTTTGGTAGGGCGTGTGAACGTAGCTAACAACGGTGCTACTATGATGATCGTTGATGGGTACAAAACATACAGCTACGACATAGCAAACGGACTGCTAAACCTCACTGGTCAAACTGGTATGTATCCGTCAAACACTGTCACATTCCAAGATGGATACTTTGTATTCAATCGCAAAGGTACTGGTCAATTCTTCATTACTGAATTGTACGGCACTGCTACCGACCCGTTAGACTTTGCCACTGCTGAGAGTTCGCCTGACGATACCGTAGCGATTATCTCATTTGCTAATCAGCTATGGCTATTCGGAGAAAGAACTATCGAGATATGGTACAACTCAGGTAATGCGCTATTTCCTTTTGAGCGTGTAAGCGGTGCAGTAATCCCAAGAGGATGCAGTGCTCCGTTCTCAGTAGCGAAAGGTGTTAATGCTCTATTCTTCATCGGTGATGATAACATCGTATATGCTGTAGCCACTGGAACATTCGTACCTCAGCGTGTATCAAGCTACTCACAAGAAGCGAATATCGACAACGAAACAGATGCGTATGCGTTTACGTTTGCAGAGTTCGGGCATGAGTTCTATATGCTTCACCTGCCTAAGTCTCAAAAGACTTGGTGCTACGACGTTACTAACGGTATGTGGCACGAGCGCAGATCACCTAAGTATTCACGCTTTGACTTAGTGCAAGACATAGAGCGTCATTCGTCTAACTGCTACGCTTTGGCATACGGTAAGAAGTTCGTAGGCTCACGCAATGACGACGGTATCATCTACTACTTGGATAAGAACTCAACGAGAGAGAATAACCTACCTATTCGCCGTGAGATTATCTCTGCACCTATCGCTCAAAACCAAGAGTGGTTAAAGTGCTCATTACTTGAAATACTTGCTGAGGTTAATATCACTGCTAATCCTGACCCACAATGTATAGTGTACTGGACGGACGACTTTGTGCAATGGAGTAACGGCATACAGCTATCACTCGGTAAGATTGGTGAGCGTAAACGACGCATCATAGCAAGACGCTTAGGGCGTTTCAGACAACGCACGTTCAAGATCGTAATCTCTGATGATGTGAATGTAATCATTCTCGGTGCATTCATAGAAGGTGACAAATGATACCTCAACTCACCATACCTATCGTCAATGCAAAGCTAATCCCTATACGTCCGTTTTCGGACTTCTTAAACTATGTATCATATCATCTTGTACCGCAAGGCGCTATCTTCCTCTTTGAAGGAACAGTGCCTAAAGGGTATGAGGAAGTAACGACACTAACACCACCAACAGGATTTAAATATGGGCGTAAGTCTTAGAAAGATGGAGCTACGTGACTACGAGCAAGTAGTCAATATGCACATCGACTTCATAGCGACAATCTATCCCAATAGGGAATTAGGCGAATACATTCACTTCTACAACATGGTGTCCGCATGGATTAACCATCAGAAGCATATCTACGTCACAGAGAAAGACGGAGAGCTAACGGGATATTCTGTATCATCGGTAGACTACAATCATGGGCTTACCGAACCCGTTTACTTCGGTGAAATAGCCTATGTAAAACCTAAATATCGTAAAGGCAAATCAGCGTATTTACTGTATAATAACGTAGTTAATATTGCTGACGAGCTTGGGTTAAGACTCACTGCTAACGCCTTTATCAGCAAAGATAAAATAGATCAAATCCAAGAGAAATTTAGCGGTGAGCCTCAGTTCATCGTTTATGAAAGGAGATAGCATGGGCTCAGGTGGTGGAATATTTGGTGGAATAGGAAGCGTACTATTTGGTGACGGTGGTGCATCAGCTCAGGCAGACGCAGCTAATAACGCTACCGCAGCCTCATTAGAGGCTACTAAGTTAGCATTAGCGCAACAAGACAAAATGTACCAAGATACAAGGGCTTTACAAAAACCTATGTATGATTTGGGATTGTCAGCCGTAGGTCAAGCGTTTGGAGGACAAGATGCTAACGGGAATTATTACTTTGACCCATCAAAGCTAAATCAGTACACGGTTAATAATCCGTTTCAATACCAAGACTATAAAGCTCAACAGTTTGACCCTAACAGCGTAAACGCACTAAATGACCCGTCATATCAATTCCGATTACAGCAAGGCGTGAACGCACTAGATAAGTCTGCCGCTGCTCGTGGCAATCTCCTAAGCGGAGCACAGCAAAAAGCAGTACAGCAATACGGTCAAGATATGGCAAGTCAAGAGTATCAAAACGCCTATAATCGTGCTCTGCAAACTAATCAGACTAATAATACGACAGGTCTGCAACAGTACCAACAAAATCAAGGCAATGCGCTTACCTCATATAACTCTAATGTAAATTTAGGAACGCAACGATACAACCAACTTGCAAGCGTATTAGGGCTAGGTCAAACGTCGGCAAATGCACTGCAACAAAACAACACAAACGCAGCAAACGCATACACTCAAACTCAAATGCAAAATGCAAGCAATATAGCAAGCGCAGAAGCCTACAAAGGTAATGCTTTGGCAAGTGCAGGAAGATGGACTGCTCAACAAGGATATAATGCCTTTGGAGATGGAGCAAAATTTTTAGCAGGACAAGGAATTATATAATGGCATTTATGGACTATCAAGCACCTCAACAAACAAATGTTAATAGTATTGCAGATGCTTATATGCAAGGCAAATTAGGCTATCAGCAACAAAAGCTAAACGCTCTTAACCTCACTGAAAAAGAAAAAGCTATCGCAAAGCAAGACCGATCAGACAATATAGCTAATCAGCTTGCTACACTAAAACCCACTGAGGATGTAAAGAACGCAGACGGTACAGTCACAAAAGGTTTAACACAAGCAGACATTGAGAAGCAGAAAGCAGACCTATACCAACAATGGGCGGCGTTTGACCCACAAGGTATGCAAGCTAACCTCAAAGCTCTTGATGCACTCGATGAGAACGGACAAAAACAAGCC